GTGAAGTAGATGGTACTAGTAGGTATGGAGTGAGTTTGGACGATTGGAGAGCCGAATTCTGGTCTATGAAAGGGTGTACTGAGGATGATAGGGTATCTTTTCGCAAGGCTTGGGTTAGGGCAAGGGAACGATTGGTAGCCGTTAATAAGATCACGATTGGGTCAAATTGGGTCTGGTTGAAGACAACCTCAGAATCTTACTAAGGTGGGACAAAGTGGACAAAGTTGTATATATATACAGTGACATATTAGGGTTTACCAGCGGGACAAACCTAAAAATGAACTTTGTCCCATGTGGCAATTTGCTTAATTTTTAGGCAGTTGCTTAAAAATTGTGCATGATTTGATGTAATGTATAGAAAATGGGAGTTTTTATATGTATGTTTATCCAGTGACAAACGAGACAAAGTGGGACAAAGTCCCAAATGTCCCACTTGAGGAGATGGGGACAAACCACCCCTTGTCTATAACAAGGGGTTTGTCTCCTGTCACTTTGTCTCTTTGTCGCTTTGTTTAAGGAAATTGAAAATGGTTAAATCACGGTCAAGAAAAGATGTTCCTAAAGTTGAGATTAAAAGGTATGAGCCAACAACTTGGGATATTCAAGCCAGTGCGGTTTTGGTTGAACTGGAGTCAAGGAAAGAGAAACATCACCAGAAATGGGGTTGCGAGAGATTGATAACTTTAGTTGACAGTGAGTTTAGGGAGAGGTTTTGGGGTCAGATGGCTAGGGTTTGGGATGCCATTGATCACAAAGACATTGAACGGCTGCGTAAAGCAATTACAGGGATGATTAAAGGTTATGACCATCTGGAGAAATGGGGTGAAGATAATGAGATCAACCCAAGCCCAACAAATATCAGATTCGTTGAATGGAAAACTCAATCAGGTCATATCATGGCAGTTACAGAAACGATAAACGATTGCCTTGATTTGCAAAAGCTACGCAAAGACCTAACCATCTGGACTCTGGAAGAGTTTGAGGTAATCATCAACGATCCAGCAATCCAGTTCATCATCAAGGCTAAAGCCTTTGACCCAACCGCACAGGTCAAGAGGTTCAAGGCTGGTGATGACTTTGGCAAAGGCTCAGGCTTTGACGATATGGTCGATGACCTTGAACCCGTCTACGGTGGTGGTGATGCCCCGAAGATGTTTAACCTTCCGCCGAAGAAGAAGTAATGGCTAGACGTAATGGTAGACCGCCAAGCGTTAATTCTCGCTGGTTCTACCGTGAATTGACCATGCCAGACAAGCTAATCCTAGCTTGTGCTGGTGATGGCAATATCTCTGATGGGTTTAGGAATGTCTTGGATACCTATCAAATCCTCTGGAATTGTGGATACCGTCCTGAGATGGATTTGCATGATTTCTTAGGCATGGATAAGGAAAACATAGAAACCCCTGCTGTAGGCGTTCCTAGAGCGAATTAGAGGCATTGCTGTAGCAAAGATTAGCGTGGCTTTACGAGAAACTAGAAGTGCATAAAGAATGCCATTGTCATAACTAAAAGTCCTTATGACTTAAAGTAGTCAAGTCCCCCAATAATGCACCATCCGCCTCTTTCCCTTTCCGCCTCCACCAGCCAGAATCCGCCGATCAGAAAAGTTATCCACAGGTTATCCACAGATCGGCATTGAAGTTATCCACATTTGCACAGTCTGGTTGCAGTTTGCATCTCAGAATGCCCCGATCATTAATACTTTCTATGATTTTGAGTTAACATAATGGACATTGTATTAAATGGATTTTGTCAGCAGATTGTAAGCGTTTAAAAAAACTCTAGCAAAATCAACAACTTACAGAAGTTATCCACACTATCCACAGTTGCCTGTGGATAACTCGCATCTGGCAATTTGCCTGTGGATAACTTTCGATGGGGGGAGGGGGTGGTCGGCTGCTTGTCAAATTTACAGGTACATCCGCCCCACCGAAAAAGCGAAAAGTCGAAAAAGGGGCGAAGCCCCCACTCCCCGCTACGAAAAAAAAGACTATTGACCTCTTATTTGCTATAGTACTAACCTATCACGCCCACAACGCACAAGGATAATCGTGAAGATAGAACAGATTGACGGCATCCAAGATGAGCCACAGGCACAGCTAGAGAAGAAGAAAGCTGGCAGACCTAAAGGTATTTATGGTTTAAAGCGTCAGATACAGGAGTACGCAAGGAATCCTGAACTTGCGTTGCCCAAGACTGACAGCCAGAGGATCAAGGACTTGAAGGATATGCTTATCAGGTCGAGTGGTAAGGATGTCGTGCAAAAGATGATTGACATTGCAATGAACGACAACCACCCCGCACAGATGACGGCTATCAAGATGTGCGTGGACAGGACACTTCCTATATCCATGTTTGACAAGGATAAAGGCCAGAGGAGTGCGGTCACGATCAACATTACGGGGATTGGCGCACCAGCGGCGAGTACTACGGTGATTGAGCCAGAGCCAGATGACATACAGGATGTAGAGGCTAAGAATGGCTGACCTGAACTTTGCGCTATTGCCTTGGCAACAGGAAGTTTATGCCGACAAGACGAGGTTCAAGGTTGTCGTAGCTGGACGGCGGTGCGGTAAGTCTAGGTTAGCGGTAACAACTCTACTGATTGAGGGGTTGAGTTGCCCCGCTGGTAGTGCGGTGCTGTATGTTGCGCCTACTCAGGGTCAGGCTAGGCAGATCATTTGGGATGTATTGCTGGACATTGGCAGGGATATCATTCAGTCTAGCCATGTAAACAACATGGAAGTGACCTTGATTAACGGGGCAAAGATATATGTGAGGGGAAGTGACAGGCCAGATACCTTACGGGGAGTGAGTCTGACCTACGCTGTACTAGACGAGGTAGCTGACATTAAGCCTGAGACTTGGGAACAGGTAATTAGGGCAAGTTTGAGTGATAAAAAGGGTAGGTGCATGATGATCGGCACACCCCGTGGAAGAAATTGGTTCTACGATTTGTACAACTTGGGGCAGGATGGTAGTGATCCTGATTGGAAGTCGTGGCACTTCACTACCAAAGACAACCCGTTGATTGATCCGACAGAGATTGAAAGTGCGAAGAAAACCCTATCTAGCTTTGCTTTCAAGCAAGAGTATATGGCGAGCTTTGACAATGCTGGCTCAGATGTGTTCAAGGAGGAGTGGCTGAAGTATGGGGAGATACCTGAACAGGGTTCATACTTTATAGCGGTGGACTTGGCGGGGTTTGAGGAGGTGGCTAAACAGGCCGCCAACTCCAAGAAGCGTTTAGACCAGAGTGCCATTGCGGTGGTGAAGGTAACTGATGATGGCAAGTGGTATGTTGAGAAGATTGAGTATGGGCGGTGGGACATCCGCACCACTGCTGCTAACATCTTGCTGGCGATAAGGGAGTACAAACCCTTATCCATTGGGATTGAGCGTGGGGCGTTAAAGAATGCGGTACTTCCCTATTTGTCTGATTTAATGCGAAAATCGAACATATATGCTCATATTGTGGACTTGACGCATGGGAATCGCAAGAAGTCAGACCGCATCATTTGGGCATTGCAAGGACGCTTTGAGCATGGCAGAATCGTGCTTAACAAGGAAGAGGATTGGTCTGAGTTCGTTGACCAGTTGCTTATGTACCCAAGTCAGGGGGTGCATGATGATCTTCCTGATGCGTTAAGTTATATAGATCAGTTGTCTATAACCTCATATTTTGAGGCAGATGATGAAGACGAGTGGACACCCGTGGACATTATTTCTGGAGTATAGATGGCTGTTGAAGACGCATTAGACATATTTGGTAGTGACCCTTTTGGGCGTGACTATTTGTATGGCTTAGGCGATATGGGTAATCGTCAGGGATTAGCACCTTATGGTTTTCGGTATGCGGAGAATTTAAGCCAGCCCACAACAACTAAGAAGAGTGGTTACCTTGGCGATGTTGGTGGTTACGTTGGTGATATTGGTGAACCAAGAAGCGTAATGTCGGAATTATCTGCCTCTTCAGAGATTGGTGGCAGGACAGTTCAGTATCCTTTGATTGTGCCGACACTGACGGCTCAAGAGTTAAACCTGTTGCGTTCTGGCGGTGAGCCTACACAAGAGATATACAACAAGGCACAGAGTTGGGCGGTGAGTCGGCTACAGCAAGGTCAAGACCCGTTTGCCACTCCTGTAAGTTTGAGGTATCCGCAGCCACAGGGGTTTAACTCTGCACCTAGTATAGATATGGTTCAGGAGTCACCTCAAAGTTCTGGTCTTTTAGGTGGAGTTCTACCCTATATCTACTCTAGAGCAGATGCGTTGAAGCGCACTCTAGGGGATGTTGTCTCCAATCCTATGGCATCCACTGAGCAAGCTGTTAACAATGCCAATGATCGTGCCAGATACCTTAACCAGTTAAATGCACAGGTTGCGTCCCAAGGCGTAAAAGGCTTAATGAGTCCTCAAGGACAAGAGTTAGCTAGACTATATGCAGATGCTTATAACCCTGTGGGTATATTTATTGGCTCAAAGTCCAAAACTTGGAATAAAGCTAATGCCGACAAGTTCTTAAAGTTAGAAGAATCTGGTGTTGCCCCTGTAGATATTTGGAAGCAGACAGGGACATTTAGAAGTCCTGACGGTAAGTTAAGGCAAGAGATTAACGATGCTTCTGCTGTTGCAAGATATGATCCGCCATCAGATCAAATTGCAAAAGAACTTGATTTGACTGCTCAATTATCTTATGGCAAGCCATATCAAGACTTGGATAGGGCTACAAAGAATAAAATTCAAAAGGAAGTCAATGACTTTCAATCTTCATTGAATCAAAATTTAACTCATCAAGATTTATATTATGCTTATCCAGAGTTAGCGAATATTGAATCAACGGCTAAATTTTCAAATATTCCAAGGGGTAGATTCGAACAGACCAAAGTTTCTAGCATTGGTGCTGGTAATGTGCCAGTTAATGAAAGAATTGTTGGGGAAAGAATGACATCACAAGCCCCAACCGAAGAAGAATTGAAAAGTGTTTTACTACACGAAACCCAACACATAATTCAAAATAGAGAGAATTTTGCTAGGGGTGGTGATTACAACTCAAGAATTGGAAATATTGAAGCAGAACAAATGGCTCAGAAGTACATGGATACATTCTGGCCTATTGAAGAGAAAAAAGGCAGAAATTTCGTAGATGTTTGGGATGATGCAATGCGTTGGGTACATAGTCCTAGCGGTGGTCAATTTGAACGCTATCGAAATATGGCTGGTGAGGCAGAGTCAAGAGCCGTACAAAGTCGCATGAACATGACTCCAGAACAAAGATTAGAAACATACCCAATACAATCCTATGATGTCCCTGTAAATCAACTGATTTACGCAGACCCATTTGGCAATCCATTAAGGTAACACTATGGCAACAAATAAAGAAGTCAAATTAGAACAAAACGAATTTTATGAGCCTACTGAGGCTGATAAAGAATTAACCGCCTTTGTTGTTGACCATTGCACCAAGTGGCGTGACTACAGAGATACCAACTTCCTCCCTGATTGGCTGGAATACGAGCGTATTTTCCGTGGTCAATGGGCATCTGAAGACAAAACCCGTGAGTCAGAACGCAGCCGAATCGTAACTCCTGCTACTCAACAAGCTGTAGAGACTCGTCACGCTGAAATCATGGAAGCTATCTTTGGTCAGGGGGACTTCTTTGATATTGAAGACAATATCCAAGATGTAAATGGTAATCCTATTGATGTTGAGATGATTAAGAATCAACTCACTGAGGATTTCAAGAAGGACAAAATCAGAAAAGCTATCGACCAGATTGAATTGATGGCTGAAATCTATGGCACAGGTATAGGCGAGATTGTTGTCAAGACTGAAAAAGAGTATGTCCCCTCAACTCAACTTATTCCTAATCAGC